AGGCTGGGCGCGCCAAGGAGAAGAGAACATGAATCCGCATCTGGTAGACAAACTTGAACGTCTGGGCGCTACCGCTGTGCAGGCGTTTCTGTCCGTATTCGTTCTTTGCGATGTAGCCACCACGGAAGCGGCTCTGGTCGCGGCTGGCGCTGCGATGTTGGCGTTGGTGAAGGCATGGGCCAAAGAGGTTATGGATAGACGCGCCCTGTAATGGACAGTGAGTGGGATGAGTTTCTCGCCGAGCATGGTGATGACATCACCACGACGGTGCGGGAATCTTTCTCCAAGAACGCTCACCTGTTCGACATAAACGACGGTACGCATGCCTCTTGGCATGACAACCAACTGGGAATCCTCGTGGTGTTCACGGAGGATGAGGCGGAACATCTCGCTTCGGAAGAGTGGCGCCTGAAGGAAGGCTTCGCTTCGATGCCTGCCTTCCGCGAGTTCCTTGGCCGCATGCTGGAGGACTTGACCGCCCGGGCTGTGGAGAGCCGCTTCGGTGATCCTATGGAAGCGGAGGAGTAGGCAACTCCCAGCCCAGAGCGTCTGCGAACAGTTGCTTTCCTTCGTCGCGTCGTCGCGCCACGGTGGTTTTCGGCATCCCGGTGTGGCGCTCTACTTCCCGTAGCGACATGCCCTGAGCGTAAACCAGCGTGACGGCTTCAGCCTGCTCAGGGGAGAGAACAGCGAGGGCTGCCGCCACCATGTCAGTGGTGGTATTCCGGCGCAGGTCGTCGTGTTGGGCGTAGTTCTGTGTTTCCTCAGCGGTGAGTTCGGGGTCTGTCCCCGGGGCGGCGCGCAGCAGGGCATCCCACTCGTTTTCGGGCAGCCCGGTTTGCGACAACGCCCATGCGTCGCGGGAAGGGGTGTGGAGGCGCCAGTTCGACGGGTCGACTGGGATTACTTTTCGTGGCATGGCCTCTCGTCAACGGGTGGCGATAAGAACTCTTCCCCAATGACCCGTGTGTTCTCCGGGTCGTAACCCGAAGCCTCACCCTTCTCCCATGCTTCGTCGTGGTCGATCCATCCCAGCATCTCCACGGCACGCAACTCCGGTGCGACAGGGCGCACCACCCACAGGACTAGACCCTGCTCCAACTGGCGACGCCGCACAGCGGCGTTGGTGCTGGTCCTCACCCGGCGCACCTCAATGTTGTGCCCTACGTCTGGTAGGTGCCGATAGGTTTTGTGATCGGTTTTATGCCAGACGTGTCCCGACCAATACTGGTTGGTGATCTTGGCGACGGCGAGTTCGCCGACACAGGCGGCGACCTGCGCCGTCCTGTCGTCCTCCATGCGTCTCTTGTCGTAGTGCGCTGCGTCCCGCTTACCCCAGTTCTCTATGAACCGGCGCGCTCCGACATGTGAGGCCCATTCGTACTCCCACGGCTCCAGTTCTACGACAATCATCCCGTTGCTCCCGTCATAGTTTCGTTGCCTCCACATGGTAGACCATGCGGTCGTCCGGATAGGCCACCCCGGTCAGCCCGTCTAGCGTCGCCTTGATCGCATTGTCGACGTCGAACGTCAACGACGTCTTGGCGTCGGGCATCTCTTCGATCTCCACGGTCTGGCAGTCCTTGTGGTAGCCGATCCTGACGAGGACCGGCCCCTCAAACATTGGCCCGTCGTACGCGTCGGCGACGGTCTTTTCGTAGGCGAGGGTGTCGGCTGGGGTGTAGACACGCCCCCGTTTTGTCATCCGGGGGCGCTTCTTTGGTCTGGGTCTTCCTTCGACTATGAATCCGTAGGATTTCATCGGCGGCTACTCCTTGTCGATTCGTACGCCTTGATCGCCAACCGTCGTAGTTGGGTTTCCTGATCTGGGCGTCCTGAGAACTTGTGGGTGTGGGCGTTGTCCACGTCGATGAGCCATGAGACGGTGGTGTCTAGGGGGTGGCCGTCGCCTGCGGAGGTGCCTGCAAAGTGGAACAGCCAGCCGTGTCGTCCGTGGCCTCGTCCTTGGTTGGGGGTGAACGCCGTGGACGGTGGACCCCCTTCGTACATCTCTTTCAGTATCCCCCACATGCGGCCGTCGTTCCGTTGTCGTGCCACCGGGGCGGTGTAGGGCTGCGGTTCGTGTTTGAGGAGGGAGGCTGCTTTGATGTCGGCGACCTTGGCGCGGGAGGCGTTGGATGCGTGGAGGAAGTCCTCTAGGGAGAGTGGCTGACCGTCTTCGTCAAGGATGACTTGACGGTCGTGTCGTTTACGCGCCCCCCAGTAGGGCAGCCGGACGAAGTTGCCGGGTGGTCCTTGTAGCCATTCGCTCTTGGGGAATGGCGAGTCGGTGGGGACTTCGGCTATTTCTTCTGCGGCTTGGAGGCAGCGTCGCATGTCGGTGGTGGCGCACCATGTGTCGGAGAACACCCAGACGTGCGCTCCTCCTGATCGGGTGCGTTCCACCCATGCGGGGATGCCTTGGACGTGGAGGATCATTCGGAGGCTGCTGGCGTAGTCCATCACCTCGTCTTCGGTTCCTTGTCCGGCGTGGTCGTCGCCGGAGGCGTCGATGTCGATGCACCCCCACGAGCAGACCCACAGGTCTTTCTTCATCTCCGGGTAGGAACGGATGGTGGTGCCGTCGCGTTCCTCTTCCACCCAGCCCCGTGGCCCGACGTGTTTGTTCGTCGGGTCGTACACCATCGGGTAGACCCCCAACGCGATTTCGCCGACGAGGTGTCGGCGGAAGTGCGTCAGGGTGAGGTCTTCCCATACGGCGTGGGGCCGGTCGCCGGATTCTCCCCATGCGTGGGGGAATCCGTGGAAGGTCATGTGGAACCAAGAGGTCAGGTCACTCATCGGTCAGCACCTGTTGGTGCCACGCCTCCTGCCACGGGTCCACGAGGGTGCCTGCCTCGGTGATTTCCATGTTGAGGGTGACCTTGCGCCCGTCGAACCTCTTGTTCTTGACGAGGGCCACCCCGAACGTCGACTCCAACCGTTGACGTTCGTCGTGTTCCAAGCCGGGTTCTTCGTGGGGGCGCCACACTGTAATCATAAAGTGTGCGAGGTCTTCACCGCCGTATCTTCCCGATTCGATCCCAAGGGCGGCGCCGCGTGAGGCCGATCCCCGGGAGGCTTGGTGGACGACGATGGTTGCTGCGTCGTTCTTCATGCCGACGTGTTTCAACGCGCCGATCTTCGACGGGTCGTCGCCCAAGTCGGGGCCGTAGAGTTGAGACGCGAAGTCCCATACGAACACGTCTGGTTTGCGCCCATAGTTTTCGCCGCTCCATGTGCCCAGCATGTGGTCGACCGCCGACACCATGTCGGCGTCCGGCACTCCGCAGAGACGCAACGCTGTCTGGTAGCGGGCGATGGTGGCCCGGTCGATGATCCGCAGGTTCGACAGTTCAGTGTCGGACTGGTGTCGGATCGCTGCGAGGATCTTGTCGTCTCCTCGTCGGGCACGGTCGTAAACGTCGCGTGGGTTCAGGTTCAGGCGGACGCTCAGGATCTTCGACAGGACCATCAGGTCCGGTTCGTCCGGAGACATCCACATGACGAGGGTGTTCGGGTTCTTGGCGACGGCGTTGATGAGGAGGACGGTTTTCCCGGTGTGGGCTTTCCCAGCGACCACCATCATTTCTCGTGGTTTGATGCCGCCGTCCATCGCATCGTCTATTTCGTGGACGCCTAGGGACCACCGGTTGGATGTGTCGGTGGCGTCGGTTATGAGTCGTTCGGCGATCTCGCCGCAAGTAGGCAGGTCTGGCGTGACAGGAGTGCGAGCCGACTCCAGCGGGGAGGTGCTGGAGTCGGCCCGAACCCGTTGGACGCGAGCCTGAGCCTCTTGGGCGCTCAGTCTCGCTGACATCTACCGCACGTACGCTGGTGGGCGAACGAACGAGTCGGGCAACTTGTCGAAGTCTATGGCGTGTTCAGCGAACGCTGACAACGCTTCTCCCCAGTCACCTCCCAAGTTTCGTTCTGGTTTCACCTTTGCATGTGGGTAGGTTTTGGAGTTGATGGGGCGCCCGTTGAGGTTGCCTTCCGACTTCACTGTCTGGTTGCAGTAGAAGTTGGAGTCCCGGGAACCGAACGTGATGCCGCTCATCCGCTCGTAGTTGATGGCGTTGGCGATGATCTCAAACCCATCCTGCCGAATCCACGGTGTCTTACCGCCCGTGGACTGCCCTGAGCCAGCCGTAGGAGGCGCTGGAGGCGCTGCCATAGGTGGCGGTGGGGTCGGCATCACCTGAGTACCGGGCATGGCGTCTACGACGGCCTGTGAGGCTGCCGTTGCCCAAGTGTTGCCGTTGATGATGATGTGAAGATCAGCCCAGTTGGAACGGACATCTTCATACGTGAAGATGCCGTTGTTCACCAACGCAGCCATTACCTGTGCCGTCGCAGAGTTACAGTTCTGCGCGACAATCAACCTGTCTTTATTGTCCATTTGCATCCTCCGATGCTTCTTGTTTGCCCTTGCATACAGACCAGCATGGTGCCCACTTTGCGGAACACCACCAGCCTGCATCATTCAGCGGCCAGACCTTCAGGTCGGTCGCTTCCACGAGGCGGCATGCCGCTTCGATCTTTCGCCACAGGAACGAGAAGTCCCGTGGCCCCCGTTCGATGGTCATGGATGACACGGCTCCGCTGGAGCCGTGCATCACGAAGAACGTCATCTGGGGCAGTCCCATCGCCCAGCAGTACACGGTTGACTGCACGTCCCACCGGTCGTACTGCCACTTGTCTTTCGTGTAGTCACGCTTGGGGAACTTCCAGTCCACGACGCCATAGTTGGCATCTACTAGGTCGACCTGTCCCGCGAGGGTCACGACCCTCTCGTCGTCCTCGTAGAACACCCGGCTGAACCTCTCCTCCACCCGTCCGTCGGAGGGCGACAGGTCCGGGTAGACGGTGTTGTACCACCCGTCCAGTTTCGCCTGACCGACCTCCGCCATCTTGTCGACGGTCTTGTAACTGTTCCACCCTTCGATGGTGGGGGTGATGTCGGACAGCCCTTGGTCGAAGGCTTCAACCAGAACGCCGTACGCCGCCTCTCGCGGGTCGGCGCCCTTCAGGTTGAGTACCTCTTCCACGGCGTAGTGACACGCCGTCCCCAAGGCTGCTCCGTCGCCTTGGATGTCGTTTACGTCGCCGCTCCAGATGAGGCGGGCTTGCTCTGGACACATGTCCAGTTTCTTCAGATCGGACTGGTGCCACACATGGTGCCACCGGCTTTCGTCCTTGTTGTAGTAATGCCGCAATCCCTGCTTGTTCACGGTTTTCCTCCCCGTGTCAGGGCTAGCCCCGCCCCCCTCCCGGGGGGCGGGAGCCAGCCTGCTGGCGCGAGCCTAGTCGGTTTACAGGCCCGCATGGTGGATGCCTCCAGTGGCACGGTGCCACTAGAGGGGATGACGTGGGACGGGGGCGAAAGGAGAACTCCCCCGCCCCACGCCTGCTACCCATTGACCCCACGGAGGGGACCGTGTGAAAGGAGTCAACGGGCCGCATCTAGTTGTCCAGCCAAGCCCCCTGTTCCGCCTCGCGGCTTGGGGTGGACAGTTCCTTGTCGCTGGCGTGGACCGCTGTTCGGATCCACGGGTCGGTGATGCTGCTCCCACAGATGGCGAGTGGTTCTAGGTTCATCATCTCGTTGGTCAGGTTGTCCAGCACCACCGCTAGGTCGGGGGGTGCTAGGTCCAGCAACTCTAGTAGTGCCTGTGTCTCCTCCTCTGTCTTCAAGATGATGACGGTCAAACCCTCACCGCTGATGGCGCACGTTCTGGGCATCTTACTCCTCCTCCGGTTGGGGGAACGGAATGACGTCTCCGCCTTCTTCTTCGTCGCCAGTACCCGCCGCTGTCCCCATTGTTTGGGAATAGATTTGCGACTGTTGCTCCATGAAGTCACCCAACTTCATCCACAGATCGTGGATCAAGTCCAGTAACCCCACCCACAAACCGGGCACTATTTGATTGAAGAAGATGGCCGCAGCCTCCTCTTCATTACTTGGTTCTTTGTCGCTCATAAGAGCCTCCATTCTTGGATTCTTTGACGTCAGTTTCCGTAGCGATACTTCATAAACTCCTCTCTGGTGAGGGTGTCGTAGGGCATCTTGATGATCGGCGTCTTCGGTTGGCGACGCTCCTCGCGGCGCTTCTTTTCGTAGGCGGTGTTGGCAATACGGCACTTGTCGCATCGGCAGCCTCGCTTGTACATCGAAGCCCCGTGTCGGGGTCCGCTCACAGGTTTCTGACCAGCGACCTCAGTTCCTCACGGATGAGGATACGCAGCCCCCCGGGAGTGCTGTCGGGTCCGGCAACGTAGTTGCCGTCGTTGTCGACCTGACGGGACATCGCCCACCACACCGCCTTCTCAAACGACCTGCCGACGCCACACGGCGACTCGTTGCGCTCGTACTGATCCAGCAGACTCTCCACTTCGCTGCCAACGTCGATGTTGTCGCTGATCCTGTCGGACCAGTCGATGTTGTCGACCACCTCTTCC